AAAATATAAAAATATACTCAAAAGCAGAAAATAAAACTTTAATTTCTTTATAAATTTGAAAATCTCCATAAATATTAAACTAAAAAATACCTAATTTTTTCCTAGCATTTATAATGCTATTTCTTATCTCTGTTGGATTAGCTTTTGCAATGTAATGCTTACTTGTAACTCCACTACTACTATGATTAGCATAGCTACTTGCTAAACCTAACCCAGCAAGATTATTAATAAGATTTATAGCTGTTTTTCTAAGTGTGTGAGGATATAGATCCTCAATACCTATAATTTCCCCTAGCTTTCTAATCCTGTTTCTAATTGCTCCTTGTGTCATTTGCCTATACTCTTTTCCATACTTAGTAATAAATAGCCATTCTATATTTATCCCATTATCTACTCTGTACTGGATCCATTCTTTTATCAACTCTTTACATTTTTGAAAAAAGAATGCATTAACTATATAGCCCTCTTTCTCCTTAACATCTCTAAAATAGCCATTTTCTAAGTCTAGCTGTTCCATTTTTAAATTTTGAATAGCACTAATCCGACAAGCACTATCTAAAAATAATTCCCATAATATCCTGTCTTGCAAGTCGTATTTCTTAGATTCAACTTGCATATATAGGCGAACTGTCAATATTTGTTCTGTTGTAAGAAAATAACTACTCCTAACTTTGTCTTTTTCTGTAAATCTCAATCTATCTAATTTTTCTGAAAATGGGTGATATTTTATTTTGTTCCGTCTAACACACCAGGCATAGAATGTTGATATTGCGGTAGTTTTATTCATTAAAGTCCTTTTAGAATTGCCTAAACTTCTACAATAATTTCTATAGCACTCTATTATGCTTGGCATTTCTAACAATGTTTCTTTACTTAGAAGTAACTTATTTTTATAAGACTTCTGAAACCAAATTAGAAACAATTTAAAATTATTGCAGTAAGTTTTGTATGTAGTCCCCCAAGTATCCCAGTTGCTACTTTTGCAACTATTTAAATACTCTAAATAAATTTCCACATTTTCCTTTTTCAAATTTTCTAATACTGTTAATTGCATATCTAAACCTCCTAAATTTGATTGGTTTATTATACAATTCTTTAAATAATGGAAAATTTCTCTAAACTTGAAAGTGAAAGATTATACGTTCCAAATGCAACTTTTGTAAAAGTGTATAAGATTGCAGGTATGGTAACTCTTATAGTTGACAGTGGAACAGCATTTTTTAATAAAGCTAACACACCTATTTTTAATTTGCCTGAAAAATATAGACCAAACGAAACATTGTATTTTAGTGCTTCTTATAGAAATAGTTCTAAATCTAATACATTTTTCTTGTATGCTAACGGGAATTTAGCAAAATCTGAAGCAGATGATAATGCAGGGGCTTATTATTTTACTATAAGTTATCCTGCTAAAAATTAATTTTAAGCTAAATAAGCGACAATTACCTTAATCTGATTAAGTGGATATGTTTTAGCATTACCTAAAGCCCCAACCCTTATGGTTTTAGCAGGTATATCTAAATTACAATATTCACCCCAATTCCCCTGATTTACATTTGTTACAGATATTACTTTATTCACATTTATATGGCCAGGTAATGGAGCATACCATTCTGTTATATTTATACCTGGGATATAGTCTAATACATTTGTCATTTGAATTACTTCTACTTTAATTAAATTTTCCAACAAGAATGGAAAATTTAATCAAATATCAAACCGTAAATAAAACAGTAGGGTCTAGGTATTCGAGTTTGATTTTTTCTAAAACAGGTAATATTGGACATGTTTTTTTAGATATCCCGTCAAATGCAACTCCATCTTTGATAGAAGGAACTTTATTATTTACTTTTCCAGCAGGTTTTAAACCAAAAACTTTTAATTTAAAACTAATAATTTCTCATCCAAGCGGGAGAACAGCGAGAACTCGTTATGATGCAAACACAGGAAATTTATATATATTAAATAAATTAGATGTAGCTGAGAGTATGTATTTAGATACTTTTTATTTTTTAGATTAAACTTGTACTACTTATAAAAAGCCAATATCGTAGCATAAGAAGTAAAACCATAATTTTTGATTTTTCTAATTATACATTTGTTCGGATGAGAAACTTGTAAGTCCCAGTATTCGTAAATATTCGTTTTTTCTTGCTTTATGTAGTTATACAAAAATCCAGTTACAAATACAGTAGTATTTGGAATTCCATCTACATTTATAGAATCACCAATTAAAATATTTGTATTTAAAGTAACATTTATAACTTTAATTTTAAGGGCATTGTTGTTATCGAAAGTAATTAAATTTTCCAATCTCTCCAAAAGCGAGTTGTTGTCTAAAGGGATAAAATTAGTAACATTTGCAGAAATATCTTGGTTTTGTTTTAAACATTTATACATCTTTCTAGTATTTCTATCATAATAAATATAATTAGGATTTTTTACACCCTCATCTTGTATATCACCACCATATCCATAAGCTCCTGCTAATCTTGCTAACATCATTCCCTCTAATGCTTTTCCTTCTTCTGTTCCAAGTTGTACTATCCCAGCCTTTTCTCTTGTTGCTCCTTCTTTTATTGTAGCTAAGCTATTATCCATTTCACCTATTTTTTTATCTATCAATTCTGAATTGTGATTAAATACTTCAATATCATAATAATCACTGCCTTCTGGTTGTGCTAATCTTATATTTTCAGTATACTTTGCCATTTTATTTATCTCCTTTCATCATAGATATTTTTATGTGTTTTAGTTTTTAACTCATTATTTTTTAAATTTCCTACTTCATTCTGTTTATGATACTTACCTACTACTGCACTATCTTCATATAATCTAGTGTCGTAAATTTCTTTATGGCTTTTTGCTTTTAAAGAATTATGTAATAAATAAGCTACCTGGTTATGTGTGTTGTATCTAAATTCAATACTAAAATTTAGATGTGCAGGTTTTATAACTTCTATTACTGCCTTAAAGTTTTCAATATTTTTAGGTATTCCAACAATAGAGGTAAATAGTATTTTAAAAGCATAGTTTGGATTATCTTCTACAACTTCAATTTCTCCATTTGTAAAAGTTTTGGCAACTCTTGCTATCATCTCTTTTGTAGTAGTTCCATAACTTCTTAACTTAGAAATTAAATTCTCTCTTCTTTCTTCAATATTGCTTGTTTTATCTCCAACACTTAAACCAAATATTCTTTCCCAAATTGGTAAGGACCAGGTAGCAGTGTAAATAAAAAATTGATTTAATACATCTTTTGAGATTAAATCAACTGTATCTAATTCTTTTTCTATTATTTCTTGTAATAAAGTTACTTCTAAAATACCTCTGTAATACTTTGGCATATGCCTCATTAATCTTTTAGCTTCCAACTATATCACCTCTTTTTGTAAAGTGATTGTGGTTAATTTTGGAATCTCCTCAGCTGCTAACTGTACATTTAAAGTTGTATTATTTATTTTTAAGTCATCATAATCACTAACCCCTTGAATATTTAATAAGATATTTCCTAATTGTGCATAACTTACGTAATCCTGTTTAAACCCTACTTTCCTAAAATATTCTTTTACTTTTGTTTCAAATTCTGTTTTTACTTCATCAAATTTTATATTTTTAGAAATTTTAACAGTACTTGAAATTGATATAGCTTTACCTATTGCACTCTTTACTGTAACAGTAGCCCCTATTGGTCTGACTTCTTCTAAATAATCTCTTACTCTTTTTAGTAAAGTTTCATCAGCTTCATGAATATCACTATTTACTACAACTACCTTTACAGTACCATTACCAGCCCATAGTGGAAATACTTTAACTCCTCCTACTCCTTCAACTTCAAAAGCCCACTTTTTATAGTGATAGATGTTTCCTGATGTTACAGGCTCTCTAACTTTAAAATAATATCTTTCTCTTAATTCATCATCTGTTTCTCCATCGTAACCATCAACAGTTTCTACTAGATTATTAACTTCATTTAATCCTGGAATAGTTACAGGAAAATTTGTAATAGTTCCTTTTGGAATATTGTATATTTTCCCATACTTTTCACTTTCAATAGGTACTTCAACACTTCCAGCAGCAGATATTGTTTTTTCTTGTGTAGTTAAATAAATATAGGTATCACTTGCAACTTTGGTATTAGTTTCTATTACTGTTCCTGGTACTCCTTTTATAATTACAGTACCTTTTGACTTTGTTGCTTTTCTTCTAAATACTCCTACCTCTTTACATATATTGTCTAAATATTCACCTTCAGCAGTTTCTGCAAAAGAATTTAAAAATATATATTCTAAGGTCTTTCTTATTTCTTCTATTTCTATACTTACAGGTGCTAAGTTGTCATAAAATAAGCTTCCTTCTGTCTTATCATATTCATCATTTACCTGGTTAAGCATATTTTTTAAAATTTCTTTCCATTCTTTTTTTATTATCATAGATACCCCTCCCATTCAAATGTTTTGAAGTTTTTTAACACTACTTCAAATTTGGTTTTCAAGGTATGTTTTTCTAACTTTATATCAATATTTCTAATTTCTATTATTTGTTTATTTTTCTTCATTGTTTCAGTCAATTCTCTCTCAAACTCACTATATAAAACAGGTGTAGGAAATCTTTGACTAAGTAACATAGCCTTATATTTCATCCCATATTGATTAGGTCCATTACTTTTATAAATATTCCATTTATATTTTTCTGTTAAAAGAACCTTTTCAATCCACATTCTAACAGCTCTTTCATCATCTGTTTTTATTAATTGTCCATTTGATTTTAATAACTTCTTTTTTTGAAAGTCTATCAAAAATGTTTTACCATTACTGTTTTTACTATTATTTGTCTCTTGTTTAGAGTAATCAACAAAATCTATTTTTGGTAATATTCCCATTCTAAACTCACCTCTGGAGCATAATTAAAAACATCTACTACAAAAAACTTGTCCTCCTCTGTGTTAGGTATAACAAGCACATACATTCCTTTTTTTAGATTAAAAACTGTCTGTAATATAAATTTACCTTTATCTTTATTGTCTTTTTTACTTGAACTAGATTTGTATGAACCAGTATGTCCTGTTAACATTAAATTTGTATCTCCAGCACTATCATTCCCAGCACCACTGGTATTTAAATTTGTAATGTTACAATTAGTAGATTTATTACCTTCGCTTTCAAATTCTTTCATAGTACATTCAATAGCTAATCTATTAGTTATTGCATTAGATAAATAAATCTTATCACTATCAATAACACCATAACCATTTAAAAGTTCAATAGAGATGTCAGGGAGAGGCTTTAAAATTTTCCCCAAAACAGCACCTATTGGACTTGGATTTTCTCTTTCTCTAAATTTTTCTGCCACTGCTATATCCCAAGACTTTTGGTTTTCACTCACTCCATAAACACCTCCAGTTTTAAATTGATTCTGTGGATTCCATTCTGCACACTGTGAGAACTTTCTTTTATCAGATACTCACCTTTTAAATTAAAAAGTGGTAAATCAATATCAATCACTCTACCACTCTTAACTTTATCATCACCTAAGACATCAATACTAAAGTCTTCTGTGATTTTATTTAATTTTTTCAATTCATTTTTAGCAACTAGATTAGCTTTTTTAAATTCTTTTTCATCTAATGTTACCACTTCTTGTAGCATACCATACTTTTTAATACTTTCGCTATCTTGTTCTTTTCCTACTGTTCTAACTGCTTCTTTATTTTGTGTTACAACCAAAATTGAATTCTTCATATCAACTATTGATCTACTTAATGAAACTTCTCCGATGTTTTTAGCTACATCTATAAAAGTATTTTTGTGCATTTCATATTGTCCAATAACTTTTATTTTTTTGAATGGTCCTACTTTTAGAGTACCTTTATCATACTCAATAAAAAATTTTTTAGAATTGAATTGTGAACATTGTTCTATGATGTCATAAATAATGTCTGAGATAGTCTTATCCTTGTAAATTTTATCTATCTTAGTATCTAATCCACTTACTTCAACTTTTATTCCAATTTCACTGCATAAGGACTTAATACAGTCATTCCCTACCATCTTTTTAAATTGTTTTATCACAGTTGATTTATTCAAGTACCAAGCCATATCATAAGCAGTAAATGATGTAGTCTTTCCATTAGGGTTTTCTGATACAATTATAGCTTGTATCAATGTTTCTCCTTTATCATTGATTATTTGAACAGGATCACCTAATGTAATGTCATAGAGAAAAGATAGATTTTTATCAAACTTATTTACTGCAAGTTCAAAACTTACCTCAACTCCTAATGTATCAATGCTATCTCTCCAGGTTAAATCTCTTATGTAATTAGTTACATCTATTTCTTTTACTATTGTCCTATACATTATTATCAACCTCACCAGGTAAAATATATTCTTTTATATCTAAGGTATATGGAACATCTCCAGCCTTATCTCTAAAAGAATAAGTAAAATTATATCTACATAGCATATTTAAGACCACTCTGTACTTATCAACTATAATAATTCTTAAAGGTACTCTCGCATCTCTATACTTTTCAAAAAAGTTTATATAGTATTTTGGAGGTTGAAAATTAAAGAAGCTTACAAAACTATATCTTTTAGATGGAAAAAAAGAAGAAAATGAAAAGTTTCTAAGTCCTTTACCGCCAATTAAATTAAGAGTTTTTCCGTTAATTGTATTAAACTCTTCGTCCATTGTTTCACAGTTTACAGGTTCTATATTTTGGACTACTGGAATATTAACTATTTCTTGCTGTACTCCATTATCTTCAACTATAAAAATTATATTCATTTTCTTATCTCCTATCCTACATATTATTTAAAGCTGCTAAAATCTTATTTGCTGTATATTCTCCATATTTTTCCATGTGTTCTTTTTCACCTATAAAATTACCAGCAATATGAATATGTAATTCTATCTTTTTATCCGAACTTTTCTTACTTTCAACTTCTTTTATAATTACTTGTTTTTCAACATTATTCTTTTGAAGTGATTTACCCTCTTCATGACTTAGAATTTGAGTTCCAGCAGGTAAAATTGCAGTTTCATCTCTTCCACCCTCATTAATTCCCGTTACTCCACCTTTAAAGTATGCAGTACCCAAAGCATGTCTAGGATTCTTAATAGTAGTTGTAGTTGTTCCTGATTTATTACCTTCACCTATAGTACCTGTTGTTTTAACTTCATTGATATTAGTAGTACCTAATGTAGATTTAGAATTTTTTACAATGCCTGTTGCTACCCCTGTCTTATTTGCTCCCCCAACTGTTTCAGTAATCTTTTTAGTATTTTCTGTAATATTTATAGTTTTATCCTCTACTTTGGTATTATTCCAAAATTTCAACTTATCAATTAGTCCACCAAATGCTTTTTTTGCTGTTTCAATTGGATGTAATACCATATCTAATGCTTTCATTATTCCATCCCAAGCCTTTAAAAATACATTGGTTATAGTATCACATAAATCAGAAATTGTACCTTTCATAAAATTCCAAGCATTAATAGCTCCATTCCAAATTTCTAAGAATACTCCACCTAAAATATCACATACACCTAAAATAACATCTTTCACATAATTAAATGCACCAACTAAGTTATCCAATAAAGTCATAGCAAAATCTTTTATAGTTTCCCAATTTTGAGTAATTACATCTTTTAAAAATAGGAATGCATTAATCATAGCTCCTATAGGGTTTCCAAACTTTATAATAAACTTTAAAACTTTACCTAATGGATTATTGTCTAACTTCTGCCAAAATTCCACTACTTTTTTCTTTACTAAATCCCAGTTTTTACATAGTAACCATATACCACCAACCAATAAAGCAATAGCACCTATAACTATTCCAATAGGATTTGCATTCATTGCAGCATTTAAAGCCCATTGTTTTATTGTTAATTGCCCAGTAAGGATTGCTTGTGCAGTATCTAAAGCCATTTTTGTTTTTATAATTCCTGCATAAATTAACTCCTTATTATTTCTTATTGTTGTTGCAATATTATATGCAGTTATTGCTCCAACAAGAGTATAAACAACAGGACTTATTCTATCCCAATTATTTATTATGCCTTGTGCTATATCTATTGCAACAGTTCCAGCATTTGATAATATTTGCCAAGTTTCTTCAAGTGCTGGCTTTACTTTTTCAAATATTTTTCCAAACATATCCTTAATTTGTGTTATATAAGGTTCTGCTCTTGTAACTAATTCTTCAACTTTATCTGCAAGACTTAATATAAAATCTTGAATAGTTGGTATTTTACTATGAAACCACTCAGCAATAGCAGCTAATTTTGGCATTAATTTTTTACCAAGTTCTGCTTGCATATCTCCCCAAGCACCTTTTGCTGCTACAATTTTACCTTCATCTGTTTCTCTCAAAGCCTTGTTAGTTCCACCAATAGCAGCTGTTAATTTCTTATTTAAAAACTCTGCTCTTTGTTCTCGCTTCATAGTTTTAAATAATTTTTCTTCTGCATCAGTTAAAGATACTCCATATTTTACAAGTCCTTTAGTTTTACCTTCTACAGCCTTACCAAATACATCAGCCATAGCAATAGCATCTTCTTGTGTCCCATTGAAACCTTTTTCTTTAGCAACCATATCATCAATGACAGGTAGTATAGTTTTTATTTGCTCTGCTTTTAATTTATAAATAGCTAACTGCCCTGCTCCAGCAACAGCAACATCATCTCCAACTACTCCAACATCTTGTAATGCACTAGCTTCATCTTTTAACATCTGGATATGTTCTTTTTTAAAATTAGCTTGTTTCATTAAATTTGTTTCTAGCATTTTGTCAGCTTTTAATTTATCTTTCGCAGCATCTATAGACTGTTTTATAAATACTCCAGCTGCAGCAGTTAATGCTCCAAATCCAATTGCTGCCCATTTTGCTACAGACTTCATTCCATCTTTTATTTTTCTGCCAAATGCTTTTACTTGGTTTCCAGCTTTTTCAAGTTGTCTATCCATATTCTTAACACTCTTGGTTGCCTTCTGTAATGGTGTTGTAAACTGGTCTTTTAAACTTAGTAATACACCAATAGTCTTTGCCATTTAAGCCTCCTTTCTAAAAAGATAAAAAGGTACTTAGCTTTTTATACTAAGCACCTGATTTATTCATTCTTTCAATTTCAAGATCCATTGTGGCTATCATAAATAACTTTTCGTCATATGATAAATTTAATAGATAATCGTATTTAAACCCTCTAAGCAAATAAAAAGAGAGGAATGCCATATCGGTATCCTCTAATATTAGTTTTTTATATCTTCAATCTCTTCTTCTAGGACTTTACTAGCTTTATCAGATTCTTCACCTAATCCATAAAGGTTTAAAATGAAGTTTGATAGCTTATTTACTTCACCTAAATTTTCATCAAATATAGGTATTACAATTTCATAAGGTTGTGCTACTTCATAAGTCTTTTGCAATTCTTTATCATGTAAAATAGGACAATGTTTATAAATTAATTTACAGTTAGCATTGTAAGCTGCTTCTGTTGTTTTTTCTTCTGTACTATCCATAATTTTTATTACATCTCTTGCTTTATGTTTTACAACTTCTATTGTTCCACCTAATACTTCTGAATTGAATAATACCACTTTCATCTTATCATTTTCTGATTGTTGTTTTTTTGCAATTAATATTTCCAAAGTTATATTTTTAGCCATTTTTATATCCTCCTTATATCATATCTATATATCTAAAATGTGAAAAACTAAAAGGAACTTCTTCCTCTCTTAAAGCTTTATTTTCAAATTTTAACGCCATTAATTCACTAATTGTAACGCCTGTTAATTCAACTCTTTCTGCTCCATAAGCTGTTGGGTCATCTAGTTTTGCAACTATTTTAAAATCAGGCATATTACCATTTCTTATCCCATCTGCTAATAGTTTTCCAATAGTTGTATCTATTTTATGGAGTGTCATAGTTCCTTCACCAGTAAAGCCCATATATCTTTTTGACTTTCCTAGTTCTCCCATAATATCCACATCTTCATATTCTAATGTAACCTTAGCCTCAAAAGATTTTACAGAACCTAATTCTTCTCCATCTAGCCATACAGCACCAAATGAACCTCTTAAAATTTTATTTTTATCCATTTTGTTAGACATTATTTACCTCCATTTCTTAGAACATATTAATTGTAAATTTAAAGTCCTCTACAGCATTTAATATTTTTATATTTGCTTTCATAAATACTTTTTTCTTAAATGCAGTCTTTTTAACTTTCTCATCATCCCATTCTTCCACTTCTTTTTTACCTACTCCAAGCCATGCTAATCTTTGTGCTTCAACATCAACTTCTGAATAGTTATCATATTCTTTATCCAAAATATCCTCTTTCTCTAATTCTTTGAAATAAGCATTAATTGCAGTAAAGAATAAAACTTGATTATCATATTTGTTTTTATACTTACCTATCCATTTCTTGAATGTTGAGTAAATATCATCTCTCATTAAGTCCATAGATTCAATTATGATAATGTCTTTCATATCTTCAGTTTCATCTTGTGTAATTTCTTCTAAAGATGTACATGCTCTTGCAACTCTTATATCTCCTTCATCTTTATACAGACAGAAACCACCTTTATCAATAACATCATCTATTTCATCAAATATAGAAACTTCCTTTAAATTTCCACATAAAAAGCTAGTAGCTGATCTAGTCATTGGCAACCCTGCTAACATTCCTAAGATTGTTGGTACATATTGCCAACCTTCAACTTCTCCTCTATTATCTACAAATGTAACCTTGTCATTCATTAAGTTTACTATGCCTTTGTTATCTGGTTTAGTAGCCTTAAATACAACAGCTTTATAAGTTTTACCTGCTTTTCTCATAGATTTAATCCATGAAACAAGAGTTGAAGTATCTCCATCTTTTCCATCATAAGCTAATCCTACCCAGTTAATTCTTTCTTGTGCAACTTTTTTTAATGTATCAGATATTGTTCCATTTTTAATATTGAATACAACTACTTTATTTGGTGTGTATTCAAAGCTATCTTTAATTAATGGCAATACTTCAGCAGAATAATCTCCAGCTTCTATATCTGTAATATTCTTATATACTTTTCTACCCCATTGTTTAGTAGATTCTTTTACTATCAATCCAACTATACCTAATTGACTTCTTTTTACAGCTGCTACAGCTAATTGTTTAAAAATTATCTC